TAGTCATTTCTCTTCTTGGTGTCCATAGTTTGCTAGTAATAGTTCTGGATATTTTTCTAGTAGTGATTTCATTAATGAATCATCTTGATCTAGTATTTCTTGTAGTGATTTCTTCAATATATCATCCACACCTTTTTGCAGTTTTCACACTCACGAAACCCCTGCCCTTCCAGCATTGTGTCTGATGTCATAAAAACTGATTTATTTTTCTTGTGATTACAGAAAAATCTCTTCCAGTTACCTTTGAACTCCATTAAATCATATAATCTATACCACTCTTTAGTATTATTTACTATTGTCATACACCATCTATTCCTAGTTTGGTTCGTAGTTCCTTGATATGTCTGCAGTTACCTCTGTATTCAAATCCTGGGCAAGTACAAAAGTCAGGCCCAGTTACATCTACATCATAGAATTTATCCTCTCCTTTGGAAGACATGATTCTGGCAGTAAAGGTTCCAGTCATTACCAATGGTTCAATATTGATGTTTGGTTGGTCTCTCATTGTTGTTGGCCACTTCCATTACATTCAGTACAGAATACCCCATCTCCATTTTCTCCTGCACCTTGACAGATTCTACACGATTTCATGGATTTGTTATAGAATTGATGATATTTAAACACATCTCAACTAAAAATAAGGGTAAAAGGGTTACAGTCTTACATGAACTATATTGATTCGTTTAAGACATCCCTTGATACACCAAATACAAAATTCTCCTTCTTCTGGAGTTATTGAACATCCTTGGAAGTGTTTATCATTTGGACATTGACACATGATATACTACAAAACTGGGTACTATATTAATTATGATATACTACTCTTCCAAGTCTGAATTTTATGCCTTGTCTCTCCAAGTCTTTACATGACTTACTGGCCTTGGATATATGGATCTCCATAGTACCCTCTTTACCATCTTTATCTACAATTACCTCAATAAACATGTAAATTTATTTTGGTTGAAGTATCAATATAAACTATTTACTATTGAGTATGTCAGAATAATCTGTTACTTGTTCAGGCAAATACACCACACTTCCTTCTTTAAAGACTGCAGAGTTGGATGTTGTGAATTTACAACAGTACTCCTGTTCCCAGTCAATTTCAGGGTTGTTCTTTTCCTTGTCTATGAACTGCTGAGTCATTAGGCCCTCTTCTATTGCAGAAGTGTAATCGTATTCTAGTTTGAAATATTCTGTAGTTGGATTGATAAAATTATTGTAGAAGAACCCACGCTTACCGTTTGGTGTAGTCTCCAAGATAAAATCCATTGTATCATCATTAGAAGCAAGTGGGTGAGTTGCAGTATATACCTTCTTATCTTCAGTCCTGTCAATGTGGGCACACTCTATAAACAAAACACATTTGACATTCTCAAGACCTCTAACTGCATATTCGTTAGCAGGTATAGTTTGTAGTTCCACCCCACATGTCATTTTCATGGTATCGTGTCTTTTCTGAGATACCAAGTCTCCATATTTCCATAGTTTGCCTTCAGCGTCAGTCCATCCTTTATCATTTGGGCCCCAAAGCAAGTCATCAAACCTGGTCAAATAGTCATCAGCCTGGCTCTGTCTGTTACCTGAGATCATAATGACTTTATGACCAACATACCTATCAAAACAGTTCTCTAATACGGTTCTTAATGAGGCTTCTGTTGCACCCCTCTTTCTTGACTTGTTATATGCTACTCTATGTGTTAGATTCCACACATTATGATATGCTATCTGAGATGGTGTTACTGGACATACCTTTCCAGTACCTGGGTGTATTGGATTACCAATTATACGGTTCATCTCAGTCCACTTGTATGTTAGAGCCTCAACTCTTGATAGATTTCTTAACGAGTCTGCTTTAACAAAGACTGGAACATCCCTACTTTGTATTGGTGGTAAAGTCTTCTTAATTCTCTCTGCTAGAGAACTATACTTAGTGAGTACTGATAGTCCTGGATTCTGCGACAATTCTCGTTCTCTCTCCTTGGGCTTCCATGATGATAGTCTCTATTGACACATCCAAGGTAGGAGCCATTGATAGTGCAAATTTCTGTTGTTTTAGATTTGATCTCAATTCTATAGTAGATTTTAATAGACTACCCCAGGCTGGATTTTCACTATCATCCAAATATCTCTTGTAAAACCCATTTTCTTTATCATCTATTAGATCATCAAGTTCTGATATTTCATCATCCAGGGCCTTGATGGCAAACTCCTTGGCCATCTTCTGTTGATTGATGAAGTTATTACCCTCATGTTGTAAAAAGTCAGTTCTTAGTTTATCATAGTAGTCTGATACTGTATTCTTGTTTAGTTTGAGCATTTTAGAGGCAAACAGTACACCCCATCCTTTCTCAAAGGCTTCCTTACAGGCCTTGTGATTTGCTAACTGAGTTCCAGAATCTGGCTTACCTGTTTTCCCCATAGGTTAAGTATTACTGGAATAATATTTAAGGTATTTAATCCAGGTCTGTAGGTGTGTACATATCATGGTCAAACCATTCCAACGCAGTTATCATTTTATGTTCTACGTCAGCGTCAAGGTCTTCTGATAGAAAACACTCATGTAGTGCTTCATGTCTGATTGTTAGATAAAGGTCTTCTGGAGATTCTATTAGATCCAAGTAAATGTCTACATGATTCCTGAATGGGTGATGAAATGCCATAGTATCTGGATCTTCGTGTGGTTTTCGTTCAAATTTATAATCTACTGTACATGCTATAGGCCTTTTCTTACTCATCATTGGAATCTTACTCTCTTACTTAGAAAATCAATTAGTTTACAAACTAGAATAATAAACATTCCCATAGCACCAAGGCAGAAGACAATTATACTGCCAAGTTCGTTAATTCCATGAATATAACACTCTATTGAAATTGACATTATACTAAAACATAGGATAAAGAAGAATTGGAATGGTGTTAGTGGTATAGTTCTCATATCTTCTTGTATATGTTCATTGTTCTCATGCCAGTCTTTAGTTTTACCTTACCTGTTTTTGTTTGCAACTGACCATCTACAACCATCCTTGATAGAACATCCCTTAATCCTCTTTGACTATACGTTGATTTGACTTGTAAGATTGTAAACCATCCATCAGGTATCTCTAATGGTGATTCTTCAATAACTACTAGATCCTTTGGTGGTCTTGACCTTGGAATTATCTTACCTGGGGGCCTAGTAGAACTAGTCATGGCCATCTGTCTTCCCTGTTTCTGGATGTAGTGTGATTGTCACTGTTCCAACTCTTTTTGCTTCTTTTGGATTGATTTCAACATATCCGTCATTATCTTTAGCATACGATTTCATAAAGGTTCCTGTGTTTGCAAGTCTGATTGTACGTTCTACTGGAGAGTTTGATTTCAAATCATATCCAATTCTTAATACTGGCCTTGTCCATGTATCGTGATTATGGCCCATCAAAACAATATCAGCGTCAAAGTCACCTGTAATATCCTTCATACGGTTTACTGCTCCACCTGCCTTCATACCTGCATATCCACCATGCATTGATAATACCAAAAAGTCTCTTATTCTCTTTCCTTTGTAATTGAACCCTAAATTGACATACGCTAGTCTTCCAAGATAGTCATTAGAGTATAAAACGTCTGGCTTTCTAGTTTCTGGATTTATTATTGGTTCTATATGTTGGAGCCCAGTTTTTGTCTCTACTATTCTGGCAGTTATTGGATTACAAAAGTCCATAATAAATCTCTGTTGATCTACTGTCTTCCATTCGTGATTACCTGAGTGTAATCCTACACATTTATCTGCAATTTTAGACCATTGTTGAGTAAAATAAACAACTTGTTCTAATGTAGTCATTTGTTTTCTATTCTGAGCATGATAATTCCATCTCTTGTCATTACCACCTTGGGCCCAGGCTTGTACATTATCAATGTAATCACCCATGCCTATTACTATAGCATTTTCCATTTTAGAAATACTGTTTACAACACTCTCAAACTTGTCCTGGTCAAAGGCAGGAGAACCAATGTGAATATCTCCTAATGGTCTTAACTGATAAATATCATCAGGTTTTTCCATTTCAAAAACTTTTCTTACACAATACATTATGCTCTAAGTCTCCATAATCCGTCAAGCATTTTTTCTGCCATAGGATCTTTACCTGCTTGTTCATAAGATATATGTTTTTCATCTTCCAGTATCGATTTTCTTACTTCTTTACCCCATCCACAAGTACAAAATATTGAACTTTGTTTTGGTTTTAGTTTTGCAAATTCTTCTTCCAGGTTTTTACCACAGTTTGTACAAACAAGAACTGGCTTGGTTGGGTACATGTGGTCTTCTTATAATGGCTTGAATTTAAATCTTGCTGAACTCTGGCCCACCATATCCACCATGACTTGATCCCTTCTTTGGTGTACGGTATGGAAAGAAAGTATTATAAGGTTCCAGGTAGTAAGTTACGTTTCCACCTGTTGGGTTTGTGATTGGATTGATGTCTATTACTTTGTATTGTTTGCCTTTGATGTCTACTACTTGATGTAGTACAGGCCTGAGTAGTTCTTCAAAATATTGGTAGAATAAAGGCAGGTCTTTTATGTGTCCACTACCCTTTAGAACAAAATAACAGTAAGGCATGACTAGTAAGTTCCTGTAGTTGCGTAAAATCTCGGTCTTTTATACTTACCTACAAAATATCTTGCCCAAGTCTCTTCTGCCTGGTCTGCAGTAGTAGTATCACCATTCTCAAATTTGTAAAAATATGCTACAGTTAATTCTATGGCTATTTTTTGAACAGTGTCTGGAACTGGATTAAGTGGTAATGTTGGTTCTACTCCAGTCAAGTCAGAATTAATGAAATTATCAGCCATTAGTCCATATCTGTTTATTTTAACGTTGTTAGAATCTCCAGTCTCACCCAGGATGTCTTTTACCTTGGTCAAATCAAAGTATACCATGATATGAATTACTATTTATGCTTATTATAGTTTAAAGTCTACCCAAACATCTTTTTCTATGAGTTTCTTCCATACCATCTTAGGCCCATCCTTGTATACATGTATGACATCTATTGGATAATCAAATAATACCTCTTTTGGTGGTTGTTTTAATCCTCTCCATACATACATTTTGTAATATGTATCAGGTTGGTTTTGTACATCTAGTTCTTGATTCAATGCTAGTCTATCTTTTGGTGTTAGATATGATTTGTTCTTTGAAGATAGTCCTTTTACCTGTATTCCTAATCTCCATCCATTCTTTTCTGCTATCAAGTCATAAACTCCCTTTGAACCATAGGATCTAGTTACATTCCATCCTCTTTCAGTCAAGTAGTCACGAACTTTGTATTCTACTAACCTACCTTGTGAGTAATGGCTCTTATTTAGCCATCCTCTACCATGACATTTTGGACAAACTCTACGTGAGTTCTTTTGTGATGGCTTCTGAGATTTTGATAATTTGCTCAAGCGTGTTGATTTGCTCATTAAAATTCTTCTCGTCTAGTTCACCTTTTTTGAACTGTTTTTTGATTTTGATAATTCTCTTTTCTGCACTTACTTTTTCAACTTCTGCCTGGGCAAGATTTCTCACTCTTCCCTCACAGTTATCGCAGTCTAGTTGTTCCATCTCGTATATTGCACCACATTTTGTACATTTTTTATGGGGCCTGGTTACATGGCCACTAAAGCATTTTTGCTTTATGTTTCTCTTACCCTCAGAGACCTCTTCTGGAGTTCTATCAATTAAAAGGCTGATTGGTCTTTGGCAGTTCTCACCTTGGACTATCTCTGTACAGCCCCATACAAATTTTAGTTTGTAATCACGTTTTTCTACTATTACTTCTAGTAAATCTAACATCTAACTAAAGGTTTTTAATACTACCTATTAAATCTACCGCTTTTTAAAAAGTTTGGGGTTAGAGTGTCATTCCTGACAACTCTTTACATGTCATGCATGTAACTTCATCTGTTCTCAGCATTACTGCGATTCCACAGGTGGAACAACGTTTTGTTATCATGCTATCATGCTCTGTTTGAGGCATGAATCCTAATCTCTCAAATCTGCGTATGTTATCTGTTATAATACACTTGCAGTATTTGTTTACGTTGTTCTCGTTTATGAGATTAGTGTTTGTCACATAGTAACAAGCACCTTCGTCATGGTCTCCAGGGCCATGAGAGCAGAACTCATCATTTGGGCATTTTGGTTGTTCCATGAATACATCAATCATTCCAATAGTATTTAATTACTATCCAACAATTACTAGTTGTAAAAGTATGTACTATTTTAAATACATGTGTCCTGTAAATAGGACATGAAAACATACCAAGAATGGTTGCAAGAGTTGATTCCATTTACTGGAAGTACTCTGCTAACAAGGGAACAATACTACAAAACCTATTGTCCAAAAGGTAATCCAAAATACCTATACAATTTGGTCTGTAGTTCTCTTTCTCCAAGCCACAACTAGGAAGGCCTGTTGATGGTAGGATTTTCTACCTTTTTTATCTCTATATGGTTTACCGTCTACTAGGAAGCAAATAGCACCCTTTAATGGCTTGTAGAAAATATGATTTGCTTCTATGATGTCATGCCAGTAGTTTGTTCTCATAGACCTGGCTGAAATTAACATGGCTATGTTGATGTTATGTTTTTTCCATTCTTCGTGACACTTTACTACTGTTTCTTCTGTCATTGAGAATGGCCCATTAACGTAAGCGTCTTCAGTCCAGTCCTGTTTAAATGCGTCTTGCTCTTTTGTGAAAAAATGAGGAAATATTGCATTGGCCTCAGTTGCAAATGGATCTAATGTTGGCACAAATCCTGCTATTTCAAATATCTCTGGAAGTTTCTCAGGTGGAGTACCATATTCATCTGATTTTGATTCTTCTGTTCTTTTCATTAGAACTTACATCCACACTCATTACATTTAAAATATGTTATTATATTATGAAAGAAGAATAAACCATATTGCTCTTTATGCTCTTCTGTATTTTCTGAACCACATTTTGGACACATTTTATATCTGGCTCTTCCTGTACTTACCATCCTCGCACCTAAAGAACTTTTCTCCTACATGCTTGTCAAAGTATCTCTCAGCAGTCTCTTCATCCTTGAATAGTTCCTTGTCTACCCACTTTTTGATAACTTCAGTGTGTCTAAAGTGACCATGTTCATCTGAGAGTTCTTTTACTATGTGGCCTATCAGTTGTTCCCTAGTCATTTTCTCTTCTACTAGTTTCATCTCCTGTATGTCACCTTTTACCTCTATTCCAGGGAATGATTCTAAACTGGCCTTATACAAGTCAAGTGCTTCTTGTACGTCTATTTCATCACATTCATCCTTCATTTTCATTTTTGCTATTGCTGTACTTACTCTGATTAGGCCCTCAAGTTGTCTTGGCTCCATTGGGAGTGTATTCTTGTGTTTTACACTACTCATTTGTAGATAGAATTGCATGATCATCTTCTTGGCTGATTCCCTGATTTTTGGGTGTAGTTGTTTTACATAGTTTACATATTTTTTCAATTCTAGTGTATTTGGAAAGAGTCTGATTTTTTCTGTTCTGTTTAATCCAAGTATTTTTTGGGCCATAATCTGTTTTGATATGTCTGTGTGTTCTGGAAGTTTCCAAATCAGGTCATATCTCTGCAGAGAGAAGGAATCAACATTTAGATTCTCAATTAATCCTTCTGTATAATCCCAAGTACCAAATTTTGGGTTGGCTATTGCTATGATAGCAGTCTTGGCCGTTCTATGGTCTTCTACTCCTGCCTTTAGAATTGTTACTGTCTCCTGTTCCTGACATTCCAATAATCCCTTCTTATCGTCAGAGTGCATTTTATCATATTCATCTACCACTACCAATCCACCTGAGTTTAGAATCAGGGGCCCTGCTCTAACTACACTAGTTCCATTTGGCATTTTCACCATTCCAGAACCTAGACCTGCCTTACTAGTTGATACACCTACTGTATAACTTGCTTTTGAGATACATTTGATGGCTTCCTTTCCAAGTTCTGATTTTCCACCTGAAGGATTGCCTACCAAGAATAAATGACTATTTGTTCTTCTAGTTTCTCCTTCAGAACCACCCACTAGAGTTACTAGGAATGATTTTTTCAGTTGATCCAAGTTACCTGATATGTGTGGAGCAAATGAGTTTATTACTGGATCCAAACCTTCTTTTGAAATTCTGTCTTTTATTACTTGGGCCTCTTCTGGAGTAAGTTTAACATAGTCTGGCTCTCCAATGTCTTCTATTTCATCAACTAGTAGTACTACATCATTGGTTTTACCATCCTTTGATTTTACTGACTTGTATACTGCAGTAATTCTCTTCCTTTGACCTGCAAATACTGTTTTTATGTCATTACCAAATACCAACCCATCATAGAATATTGGGGAGTTGTTCTCTGATTCCTCTAGGAACTCTTCTATGACTATTCTCATCATATCCTGGGTTACTGCGGTATCTTCCTGTTCCTTTAATCTACCATGACCTTCTTTACAGTATGGCATTTTTGGGTTTTCAAATCCATTACCTACTACTGTTTGTACATTATGACATTGGAAACAATATCCATCTACCTGAGTGGTTACAGTTTTGAACTCTCCAGTACTTGATATTAAAGCGTCAAATTTGACTGTTTTACCCTCACATCTACCTGCAGATAGTGACCTGATTGAAGTCACTTGTCTCTCTTCGTTTAGATTTGGTATTTTGTATGATCCATCTGCTACTTTTCTTTTACAGTAGCACTCAACACATTCTGCAGTCTCAGCATTTACACCTTTTAGAGCCTGGTTTACTTTGCAGGTATCACAAAGTACTGTAGGAATACTCAAAAGTCTACTCCTGCTCTTAGTACACCTGAGTTGAATTTCTTTATTGCCTTGGATATTTTGATTAGGTGTTCTAGTCTACCTATTGCTTCATCTATCTGCTCATCCTTCATTGTTAATGATAGTTGTTTCCAAATCTTCCAATTTGGGATTTTATCCACACATGACTCTTCTCCTAAAAGGGCCTTGTTTTTGTAAAGTTTTAATGAATCTACAACCACTTCTGATAGTGGAGTTCTACCTATGATTTTTAGTACATCATCTACTACTTTTTCATTGTTTGGAACTGAGAAGGAATAAACTTTTGCCATTCTGATTGTATAGAAATCATCCAGAATATAAGAGTAGTGATTTTATGTTATTAACTTAATAAGTTTGTGAGTAATGCTAATAATTTAATAAGTGAAAAGTAAAAGTTAATGATTTAGATAATCACATCTCTGACATCTTTTTGCACATTCAAAATCAATCTGAGAACAAGTATCTCCATTACCACAGTCATACTCTCTTTTACATTCAGAACAAATATGTTTCAAGCCCACAACCAGGCCCATTCAGAATCTTGTTCAATATCTTCTACAGTGTATCCAAGTTCTTCTAAAGTCTCCTTTTGATCCTCATCTTTCATTCTCTGTCTCTTGGATTTGTGATAACCACCATTAAGTCTGTAGATTGTCTTGGTAGTCATGTCAATTACATCTGCTATTGCTATGATTTTACCTCTAGCACCAATTACAAATTCTAATCTAATATCATGTGGTACACTTGTATCCATCAAGTATTTTTGTAGTTTGAACTGTTCAGGTCTGTATTGAGTATTTCCTGCCTTTCTCATGCCTATTTTGGCATAGTTTTTTAAATCTGTCATTTCTTTCTAAGCGAAGGATGTGACACTACACAAATTGGCCAAAATCTTAGAACCCATTTGCGTCTACTAGAATATGTTTTAAATCCAAAATAATCTCTAAGTCTATGTGAATCACCAATGTTTAGGAAGGTTTGTCTTCCGATTCTATATGATTTCATGTCTCAAGTAGTAGGCTTTTATCCACCATAGCAGAATCAGTAGCAAGTTTCTTGTCTACTTCCTTCATACCCTCAGAAGGTAACTCGAAAATATCAGTATCTGATACACCTGAAGCGTTGAGATAAAACTCTACGTTCTGAAGTGCGTCTTTATGTGATTTGACAAAAGTTGCTGACCTCTTGTTCTTACCACCTTTGTTGAATTTTATGATGTATTTGACATAGTGACCTACTACATGTCCACCTATAGCCTTGATTGGATCACCACCAAATCCAGAGTCAGGGTTATCCATGACTTGGTTTGTAAAGAGTACTGCAATATTTAGATAATCTGCTATTCCTCTCAAATGTCGTATCATTGGTTTTATGTCATTCTGTCTCTGTGCCAACTGACCTCTACCTCTATCATTCTCCAAACGATAAAGGCCTACTGCACCATCAACTACTATGAGTTTTACATCCTTACCCTGTATCTTGCCTATTGCATGATCTACAACTTCTTCTAACATATCAGTGTCTGTTACTTCATCTAAAAACAATAAATCATAGTTTAGTGTAAGTCCTCTGGCTTGGGCCAATTCATCCAATCTTTCCAAGTCAATGGTTCCTTCACATCCAATATAGTATACTGCCTGACCATTTGCTATTGAATTTACAACTATAGAGTTTACATATTGTGTCTTTCCTGCACCTTCTGGAGCATAAATTTCAGTACAGGCTTGAGATTCCAATCCACCCCTCATCATTTCATCCAAGCCCTTACATCCACTGGCTACATGGAATCTCTTTTCTATATGTTTTCGTAGTGATTCTACAGAATCCTTGTTAATCATCAATCCTGCTTCAATCAGTTTGTCTCTAACCTTCTTTACTAGGTCTTTTGCTTCATCCTTGTCCATGTTACACTCTACTGATAATTCAAGTGAACCCATTACTGCAATATCCCAGGGAGTTCTAACACCATTCTCCTTCATACGCTTGGCCTTGACTGGGCCTACACCTGGGAGAGATTCTACAGTGAAATTGTTTATGTCAAAATCTTTAGTTTCTTTTTTTACTTTAGTTTTCAATTTTATCTACTCCATACCTAGTTTTTAATTGCCAATAAAGTGTACCAAGGCATAATTTAACATGGTCTTGCTCATCATGTGTTAATTTACTCCAAGAATTTAATTGCAGAGATTCAAGACCTTTTATTAAAACTTCTAATTCGGTTCTAGTATTCATATCAAACAATTTTGTCATTCTAAAAAAGAAAAGGAAGAGTAGAGTATTAAACGTTGTGGTCTAATTCTGCTACTATTTTTGCGTTGTTATATGTGGCTAGTAATTGGTCTGCAAACTTGGATCTAATTTGTCCAAATGTGTTAGAGTCAGTTTTCAAGTTTGGATAGATGTTTCGTACCATTTGATTTGCCTTGACAAATATCTTCAGTACAATTCTTTCTGCTTCATCTATTTCTTGGTCTTCCTCTTTTGGTGGAAGTACTGCCTCTAGTTCATTTGTTTGTGGGATGTAGTTTGACACATTCGCAGTATTTGTTTGAACTGATTGTGGTTGGACAAATCCACTAGGCCCATTATGTGCCTTGGCCCACTCTCCATGTTCTTTTGAAGAAACATGATACCATTTGGTACTACCATCTGGCTGTGTCACTGGAATTTCATGGTAAGATCCATCCAGATTTACCTTGAAGGTTCCATCTCCATTTTTCTTCTGTTTTTCAATTACGTTTATGCCACACTTTGGGCATTGAGTTTCTGCCATATCTGGCAAGTTATAGTAAAAGGATAAATAAAAACCTTACTTCTGACTTAGTGCAGGTTCAGGTTTGTTTGCGTCTAATTGCTTCTTTAATTGTTGTATGTCCACTTTTGCATTTTCAAGTTCAGCCATCAATCTTCTGTTATCATTAATCAACTGACCAATACTGTTGAAAACCATTGTATGGAGTGCCATTGTTAGAGAGGCAATTTTTTCTTCTATTTCAGTACTTGAAATATCCATTGATTTTCTGTGTATTATGACCTATAAAAACTATATGTTATAGTATGGTAGTTTTACTCTAACACCATTTACTCTAACAATTACATATCCTTGTGGTTTTGCAGGTAACGCAGAGGCAGTACCTGTACTTGCACTTGTGTAATTATGATTTTGATAGAATCCAACATAGGCCACATCACTAAATGTATTATCTCCTTCACATGGAGCAAAAATACCTAGAGTGTTGTAAACGAATATCTGACCTGCTGTAATTCCTGGAATATTTTGACCATATTCTAAATAATGTGTAACTGTATTATATCCTATAGTAGTAAATTTGTTACTTGGATCAGTACTATCTTCAATTTGAACAGTATCAATATACAATACCTGCCACACCTTGGCACTAGTTCCTAGATTTTGTGTACGATTATTTTGTGGTATTAGGCTCTGACTAACTGAGGTAGGATTTGCAAGGTTAGATAGAGATGTATTTGCACCACTAGAAGCAGGTTGAACAGTTGCTAATACGTTCCATTTTTGTAAACCTGCGTCAAAGAATAAATCAATCTTTCCAAGTGGGCCTAGAGAATATGATGTACCGTAAGGAAGTACTGTTATGTTACTTCCAGATACTGTAGAATCTCTAATTGTAACTGTATGAACTGAACCGTTGTATAGAGTCAATCTTTGACCTGCGTTTACTGCACCTGATATTGTATCTAAATTTCCATCTGCAGAAACTATCAGGTATACGGTACTGGAATAAGCACCTGTTGATGATATATCTATTGTACTGGCTGATAATGCCTTTGTAGCAGGATAATAAGCAATAGGGCCAAGCATTGAACCACCTGATACTTTCAAGAATCCAGTAACTGGAGCAACACTAGATCCACCACCTGTACCTATAGAACTAGTTGAAGATACTCCAGAGGCTTGTTGTCTGTTTACTCCAAAAAGTACTTTATCGTTTATTCCATGTTTTTTAGTTATGTCAATTACTGTCTTCTGGAATGACGCTTTACCCATCTAGGAAAACCTCTTTATGCCGACAATAGTCCTCAATGCTCCACCCTGGCCATTTTCAGCCTTTGTAATACTGTATTCTATTTTCTTGGCCACTAGTTTGATGGTATTTGCTCCATTATCACTGTCTGAGATTATTCTAGGATTGTTAAGATAGAAAGAATCACCAAAGTTTATGTCAAAAGCCATAGTTGTTGTCACATCATATTCCTTATGCCTGAATTTAGATTTTTCAAGTTCTGCCTTTGCGTCAGATAGTAATTGATCATAGAATAGTATGGATGGTCTCTGTAAAAAGTCTGGCTGAATTAATCTATCTCCTACTGGGGCTGTTATCGCTAGTAATGGTTTTGCAAATCTAAATGAATCTATTGTGAGTTTAATCTGTCTTGAGAATCCTGCTAGTGTTACTCTATTCCATCTTGAAGTCTCTGGATTGTATCTACCACTATCATCATAAGATTCTTGAGTCTGTATACAGATATTTTTGATATTTCTCCAGTTGAATACATTTGTAGCACTTACTTGAGCAGGTGGTATGATTACATCTAATGGGCCCCATAAAGGCTGTAATCCACGATAAATTGCAAATCCAGATAATGGTAGTTCTACTGCCTCAAAATTACCATTGAATGGAATAACAAAGTCTTGGTATACTACGTTATCCTCAGTATCAATTATGAAACATCTCATTTTGAAGTTGGCCTCGCCTACTATGTTCAATCCTGTAAGAAAGTCTTGGTATTCTAACTTCATATCAAAGTTTAGTGAGGCTAACTGACCAAAATCTTCTGCTGAAAAGTTATTGAATCCCCTAAGTCCATCATGTGTGTAATGCATGTTTTGAGAATCCAATGTTGCAGGTTCCTGTCCAGTATTGATTGAACCACCATACAATAAACCAACATTTAGTCCAGTTGGATTTACGTTATTATGTGGGAATGGGAATCTAAAGTTTAACCATGCTCCAAAGGAATAGTAATTTGCTATATTCTTGGAAGGTATGACTGGAATGTTTGTAGCAGTCCAAGTATACTTTACCTGAACTGCGGTATTATTGTTTAGTATGAATGTTGGATCAGTTTCAACTCCTGCTACCTGTGTTATACTACTATATGGATGGAAGCAGTCATTACCTTGGTCAAATCCACCTATAGCACCCCAGGCTCCAGGAATTGTAGTATCATATTGGTATACCAATCCCTCATAGATTACAGAACACATGAGGTTAGTTTGAGCAGTATATAGTACCACCCATTGTTTACCATCATATTGTAAAATACTGTTTTTGATTAGATTTCCATTTACATCTTTTGCAGTACTGGCAGAACCTGAAGAGTATCCAAAATAAGTACCATCTACCTGTATGGTTGGATTTCCTAGACAGAGTACTCTAAATCCTCTGTAAAAGTTTGTATTTGAATACAAGAATAGTTTGTAAATCGCATTACCTTTTACCAAGTCTGCACTAGTTGAAATTACATCTACTGGGAATCTGAAAACTGATACATCATTATTTAGAATCAAGTTTCCATCCCACATACTAAAACCAAATGGTTCTGTGTTTGAATTACCTTGATTTGAGAGATTAGAACCTGAATTTCTCCAATAACTAACACCTGCGGTAGTCCAAGGAGAATATGCTATCTGATTACCATACTCTGTAGCCCTGGAACTTGGCAACCAAGTTCCAGGATGTGTATCAGGTTGTACGTTATTATTTTGGGCTAGTGCTTGATAGAGTAATCCTTTGTATTGTATCCTAGCACCTACTGGATATGTTACAGAGTTATCCCATTGTTTGTATAGTGGATAGAAATACTCCTTACTTGCAAATTTAGAATATGATGTTGGTAAACTACCTAGTCCATTTGCACCCCAAGAACAAATCAAACTGCCTTGTTGAGAGTCTATTCCACCTTTTGACTCACCCAAGTTTACTGCGTTTGTTGGGCCTGAGATTGTAATTGGGCTTGGTGGATTTGAACCACTAGAGAATATGTTAATCTGCATTGTATTGAGGGCTGTAGTAAAACCAACATCATAAAAGTCCAATGCTCCACCTGCGTCTACACTAGAACCTAGTTTGTCTACCACTTCCATCAATCTGTTATAGCATTTATCTTCATTGAGTCCAAAATCATAGATGTTTGTAGTCCAGTTTGGTAGTTTGTTAAATGCTGGATCATCATGGCTTAGTAATAGTGGTTGGTTTGAACCTTTTACTGCATTATAAAATACACCAATATCTTTGCCTACAGTAAAGGAATCAGTGAACCACCAAGGAGTGGCATAATCCATTACCTGAAGGTTTGCCTCAATACCAGCACATTGTAACTCTAGTTTGTTTCCACCATCTTTTGTCTCTTGTGGGATTATCTTTCTAACTTCATATACAACTCCACCACCTGTACGGCCAAAATTATTACCTGAATCATCTGTTGCCTGTATCCAGATTTGGTCAAATTGATCAATGATTGGGGATGTTACTACATACTTTCCTGCGTCTCCCGAAAGTGTTATGATTGCAGTATTTACCTCTCCAGAACCTGTATCAGTGAATAATGGTAGTGCTACAATATCATTTGTAATGTCAGTTGTTACACCTGACACCAATCCATAATGTTTTACTGTAAATGATACCATTACCAATCATACCCTGTTGCTGGATTTCCTTTATCACCATTAAATCTCAACTGACAGGAGAATGATAATCTATTCAAGTCTGGATCTTTCTCCAAGTGTACATTACCTATCAGATAACCTCTTGGAGTACCACCACCAATACTAGTTGGAGTCAAGTTAAAAGATGGAAAATCATCAATTCTTAATCCAAATCTACCCTTTGTAAAAACTGTATTTGTACCATCTTCAATCTGCCAAATCTTGAAGGTTTTTGCTATGTTGTTTACTGAGGGATTGTCTATAACACCAATTATTGTAAAAGATATTCTGGATAGTTTAGTATCCTGTAATTCATTGAATGGTTGGAATGGTTTGTCATTTTCTGCTATTGCTCTATCTATATCTGCAAATGAAGACCTAACATGACCTCTATTATCAGGTAAAACTCCACCATTGAACTCTATTTTATCTGTACCTTCTGGCCCTTGGTGACTGCCATTTTCTGTAGTTGCTCTCCAAATTGCTGAGTTTCCTGCCATGTTATATCATACCCTTTCCTAATAATTCTATGTCCTGATTCTGTATTTGAGCCTTTGAAACTAGGTTAAGATTGGTCTGAACCAAGCCTCTACCGTTTCTCAGGTTTGGAATAGAAGTAACTCTAACTTCTGCGTATCCTTGTCTCAATAATCCCTTTAATTGTCTATCTGTAGACTTGGCAATTTCAGTAATTAGATTGCGTTTGTATCTTCTATCAAATGGGCCACCTGCCTTGAACATATAATCGAACCAAAAATCTATTATTCCTATTGCTATGAATACAGGCCCTGCTATTGGGCCAATCTTATGTAAAAACTTGTTAATTAATGAATCACCATTACCTGTAAGTATGGCAAGTAAGCCAGAATTTTGTACCGTTTGAACTATAGAGTTTTGTTTTTCTTCACTTTCTTCTACTCTTTTCTGTAGTTCCTTGAAACTTGATGGCCTATGGAATGGCTGTTTTGACGTTCTATCCCTGGATTTGTCAGGAAATGCAAAATCTTCCATCTCTCCTGCAAATATACCAAATTTTGGGGCTCCTGATTCAGTTTGTATTGGGGCTCCCTGTGATTCAAATTGTAGTTTACGAGATTTTAGATTAGTTGCCTTTTTGTCAGCCTCATTGATTTCAGAAATTAACCTTTTAATTTCATCTGAGGATCTAGTACTGATTTCAATCTCATACTCTATTACATCTTTTTCAACCAACTCTATTAGCCTTTAAATACCTTTCAACTTCCCTCTTAATACGTTTTGAGAGTCTAGGTTTACCTTCAATCCATGCGTCTCTGCAGATAAACATGGGTTTTGTTCCTGGGTGTCTTACCTTTCTTCTGAATACTCGTTTACCGTTTTTATCAAGCCATGATAAAGCGTCTGCACCACCAAACTCTTTGCCTTTTGGATAAATAAAATGTGCTATGGTTCCATCTTCTAAGAATTTTGATATTGGTTCTCCATTGGGCCCTCTATAATCCCAACGTAAAGCAATAGTTGTTGGCCCATTCCTGGCTATGTAAATAGAACCTATTGCCTCATCTGATAGACCTCTAGCATAAGCCTTCTTTTGGGCCAGTTCTAATATTTCATCCTCTGCCCATTGTTCTATATTATCTTCAATGTAATTATTAATTCTAAATTCCAAATCTCCAAGTCTTAATCTGGCTACATCCAAGTCAGTTATAGCACTCATGCTATTACACCTATGTTACTGTTGGATCTACTGTTATTACGAAATTTATGCTAACTTTTACTGCACCTTCAGAACTCTTTGCTATTGAAAGAGATTCAACTTTAGCACCACTTGTAAAAGTTAGAGTGTTTGTAGCACCTGATTTATCAGTCTCACGAACAATTAATGTAAAAAGAGGAAATTCACCATTGGTTCTAGTTGTAAGTGCAGTCCATCCAATAACACTTGCTGACCACATATCACTTGTATAGAGTATAGTTCCAGTCAATCTATTTCTTGGGTTTCCAGAATAAGCAGAAACTGAGTTATTGGTATATGGTTCAATTACTTCAGGATGTGATAGAATCAAATTAGCGTCTTGTAGGAATAACCACTCATTGGATACTGAGGCTACGAATATCTCATACTTACCTGCATTAACCTTTGTGCCTTCTGTTCCCACGTTACCCATAGTTTATATGGCTTTATTTTCGTATTTATACTTTGGAAAAAAATTAGGCTCCTGCAGATTCTTTCTTCAATCTGAGGATTCTATTCATCTTAGAGACCAATGCTTCCTGATTTTGTCTTTTATGGACAAGATCATTTATCTGAACCTGAATACTGTTTATTGCCTTCTTTGCATTGGCAATATTATCTACTATTGTTTCATAGGTCATATTCTTGGAGTCTTGTAGTTCAGTTGCTTTTCTCTTGGCCTCTATTTCTTTTAGAGTTGGTTCTTTTATGTTTCCACCCATGAAACTCGGTAGATATACTTTCTATTAAGTCTAACTGTCAGAGATTGTTGGTGGTTTGGTGATTGTACCTATCACTCTGAAGACAAGATTATCGTTAAAATTGGCTATCTGTTGTACTTCATCCACATCTATTGTAAATGTAGTATTTACAGAGTGTCTTGGAGTTGGAGAACTTGCGTCATAGGCCTGGAAGATTAATCCTATCTCTGGCTTTTCCTCTCCAGATAGTAATGTGTTCAGTTGGTTTAGTTTGTCTCCAGTAGTACCAAAATCATTTGGTTTTACATAGATATTGAAAATTACCTTACCCTTGAACTTACCCCTGAACCTGATTGGTACACCTGCACCTAGAGAGTTTTTAGTTACTAATTCCTCTACAGAGTTGTATCCATAAATTATACTTGCGTCATATACCTCGGTATACTGATAGTTTCCTGCAGGTGGAGTTGCTACTGTACTTCCAGAAAGATTGAATGTCAAAAGAGCATTTGAAGGTCTGTTAGATACTAGAATATTTCTTACTGTTACCTGTAATGTTGATTTTATATGGCCTGGTATTCTACCGTCAGGTTGTACGTTTTCTCTAGTCCATTTTTTCACTTCTAGTATGATGTTTGGATCTTCCAAAGTGGTAGATTCCATTAGAGATAGAATTTGGTCTTCAACTAGTTTTTGGTTGGCTACTTCATCTGAACCCTGAGCAAGAATCTTGGAGTAGTACATTATCTTAAAGCCTAGAGTCTTGTTTGTGGCCTTTTGTGTAGATTCTGTACTCTCAGGTGAATCTATGATAATTTCTACACTTGGATACCTTCTTCTTAGAATTGGTTTCTCATAGTCAAATATTTGGTCAGTTGCTAGGGCTCCTGCAGGATAAGAACCACCCTGTAGAATGGCTTGAAGTGTGGCTGGAGTTACAGAAGTACTCATAGTAAATAATGTTTTTATATGGTAAAAAGGTTTTAATGTTATTGCCAGATTGGGAATTAGAGAGGTTTTGGGATAGGGTTCAGGTTCAACCTAATGGGTGTTGGAATTATACAGATACAAAATCTGCTAGATATTCAAGGTTTAAAGAGTCAGGAAAAAATAGAGTTCAAGGACATAATTTCTCATTCATAGTAAACAAAGGCCAAATACCATTAGGTTTACAATTGGATCACCTATGTAAAAACAAAAAATGTGTGAATCCAGATCATCTTGAACCTGTTACTAGTCAGGAGAACATTAAACGTAGTAAAAAAGACGTATGTCCAAAAGGACATCCTTTGAGTGGAGATAATCTATATAGACATGGAAATAGAAGACATTGTATAACCTGTAGAAGAGAAAAGAAACGTTATTATCGTAGTCTATCTAAATAGATACATGCAAGGATTACGAACTATTGCAAATAAGCAAGACGAATGGGCCAAAAAGGAAGCAGATTCCAAGGCTCAAGAAGAATCTATCAGAGAATACGTTAAGACACTCTGATTAAATTATTTTTTTAAAAAATTAGATAGTGCTAGGATCTTCAGGAACATATCTTTCTATTAGATGATTTAGAAAGGCTGATACGTTATCCTTGAAGGGGCCCCTAGCCCAGTGTTTTACATAGTTATCAAGTTTCTTCTCATTGTCTTCTCTGATAGTGAAACTGATACGGTTCATTACTTCACCTTGGATCTTGATACAGATTGCTGTTCAATTTCAGGTATTTTCTGTATGTATTTTCTATGTATGTCTTTGATGTCTGCAGTCCAGAACTCTTCTGAATCAGGAGCCTCAAATGTCATTTCTCGGAACTTGTACGTTAGTATGGTAGTTCCATAGTTTGTAGTTCCAGTGAGTTTTTTGAATTTGGCCAATGCTTCCTTGTCGTCAGTCTCAACAAATTGCATTTTCTTTCTTCCACCTTCATCATTTGGATCAGGGATTCTCTTACCAAATGTCTCTGACTCTGGATCATTATCGGTTATCATGTCCTTTATTTCCACTTCTTTGATACCGATATACTGGCCCAGGCCTTTCTTCTCTACATCAGTTTCATCATATCGACGTCTTACCAATGCTCCAATATGGCCTTGCCCATTCACTAGAACTCTGTACACTTGCTGAGCCCAAAAGTTGTCCTTATTGACTGGGATTTCTTTCTTCGGCATTAATCGTAATACCACAGTAATACTATTTAAGGAATAAAAAAGTTAGTTTTTGAACCCAATCTGCAGGACACCTTTTTGATTTGCGTGTATCCCTGCAATAGACCATCCGATTTTTTCAAGTCTTTTGATTTGGTTCCCAAATATGCCAGTACCTTTTAAAACCACTGTTGGGAGTGGAGTCTCAGCATAGTTGGCTATTCTGTCTGTTCCAAACTCTCTAACAAGAAAGTCTGTCAGTTCGTTTTTTGGTAGTTTGATTGTTACCATGACCTATTTTGTAGACTTTACTATTTATCTTCTATCCAACAAATAATAGGGTGAAAAGTATGGATTTACTTATATTATATAATTGTGTTTACAAGTCTATGGAAGAGTCCACTAATCAAAAATGTAAATGCGAATGTCATGAATTTAATTCCAACCCACATGTACATTGCATCTGCTGTGCATGGAGGCATTAAATTGACTTCCTCAACCTCACCGTCAGAGTGTCAAGTATGCGGTAAAAGAACACGAGTAAATTCAAGAAATTATTATCATTCTTCAAAGAATCCTAACATCTGTGTAGAACATAATCATGTTGTTGCCCAACTCGGATTAGAAGGTGCTAAAAAATGGTATCAAGAATATCTAGCGGTTGTAAAAGAAAATAGGACTCGTACTAGATGACAGAGAATCCAATATGTTATTGGTGTTCAAAAGATTGTCACCAAGAATGTAATCGCGGTACGTTCTACTTGCCCAAATCTGAGCAAGATTGTTCTTGTAATTGTAAAAAGTAAAAGAGGGGGAAGAGATTTTATCTCAATGATTCATTAAGTCTACCACACAAATGGTGATACTGCTCCAGTGATTACAATACCTGTTTGGGTTTGTGCCACTGTAGCAAGGTGGTAGTCAATAATAAAGTACTTGTCGTCGCCTGTCTCTTCGTCATGGGCAGATCCTATTCTCTGTGGGCCCTGCAAGTACAATACATTAGCGTCAGAAGTTTCTGCGTCTACTGCGTGTACATGTCCTTGTTGGAATCCGTTGTCCAAAACTAGTTTGATTCCGTCTACACCTGGAAGATTTCTCTCACCTGGTTTGTAGTCGTATTCAACTGGAGTTGTTGGTGCTAGACCTCTTATGTAAGAGTTAGCAAGGTATTTTCCAAAGGAAATTGGGTGCATACCAATATGAGTCATTTCTCCACCTACACCTGAGCCTTCAATGGCTAGTTCTGCTATGCCAATGTCGTCTAATGGTGAGTTGGTTGATCTTGCTGTACTTGCAACAAAGGAATCCCAAATGCCAAGGGCTGATTGGGTTGTGTTTGTTTCGAGTGCAGTAATTGTATCAGATGAGGCTCGTTGGTCTACTTTTTGTCCTGCTATCATTATGGAATCTTGAAGTACGTTATGTACGTTCTTCAATCTTGCTTCCTCATGGATAACGAACTTGAGTCCATATTTACTTGCTGTAAAGGTCTGTCTTGAGTAGGTAAGTTGTTTCAGTTGGCTTAATTGACCTTCATCAATGTTTACCATTCCCTGGAACTTGTTAGCCTTGTCTACTGAGAGAAGTAAGTTTCTTACTGGAACTTCTCTTGACATAGCCTTTGCGGCAAATCTACGGTCTCGTCTTCCCTGTAGTTCTGTCCAAACGTTGATGATGTTCACTCCAGAGTTTGTGTTTGATCTAAGTGCGGCAAATTTCTGATAAGTTGGTGCTGATACGATATTGTCCTTGATTTCTTGGGCAATATTTCTCAACTCACTATCGAGAAATGCGTCTTGCTCTGCGTCTCCATCAGAGATGTCCTTTCGGGCAAGTTTCTGATTGATTTTTGCATGAGCATTTAGATCATACAGTGGATATGCTTCAACTTCTGCAAATCCATATTTTGGTTCACCAATGGTTCCCATCAATATGTTTGTTGCTGGATCTCTCCAGATTTGCTCAGGGCCTGATTTTCTCTGATTGTCAGAGATTATTCTGCCACTCATATCAGTTGAATCTCCACTATATCGTTTGCACTACAAGCAACAGGTGGGAAGTCTTCTGTATCAGTGAATGATTCCAAGTATGGAGTCGTTGCTGATTTAGAAATTACACCACCTTCTTTACCCCAATAAATACCTGCTCTAAGTCCTTCTGCGTCAGTACCTGAGACAAATTTAGTAACTTGTCCTGCGGTTGTGTAGGGTTTAACTACCTGACCTGGGCTTATTGCGGCTCCTGCTACTACGGTTACAAAGTGACCTCGTACTGCGACTGGGCAAGTAATTGCCGCGTCAGTTCCAGAGGTATTGTTTGCGGCCTGTAAGGCTACAAAGTAATCTACACCTGTAGTTGCTGGATAACCTGGGTTTCCGTTAGACGAAATAGCCTGTACAAGATAACCTTGTGCGTCTAATATACACAAGTCTCCTTGTGCTATGTTCGCGGCTCCTGCTACTGGCAAACGTCTAATGCTGTGAAGTGTCTGCTCTTTTGTGATAACACCTGCGGCTGTTGGCGTATAATTGTTTGTCATTTTATAGCGACCTCATGTGTTCTGTACTCTTACTTCTAACCAATTTTGCAGTCTTCTGATAAGAGAATGACTGATTCTTTGCTTGTCTATAAGGAGTACTATCACTTTCGTTTGCGAATTTTTCTATTGCTTCGATTTTTGCAGTCCAAGTTTGATTGGAATCCTCGGAGTTCATAACCTCATCATACTTTTCTGCATACTTGTTTTGATCAAACAATTCTGCATATCTAGTAGCAATCTCTTCTTTGTCTTTCAAAGCGAGTTTTGCTGTCAAAGTAGCAACATCTTTTTCAAGTTTTGCTACTTGTGATGGATTAGATGGTTGTGCAACTGGGGCCTCTGGCTCAGAATTTTCTTGTGCTGGAATTGAAGCCATTATAGATTCAAGTTCCTGTGCAACACGTTCCAAGTCTTGGAGTACCTCTTCTGGAGAAGCCTTACGGTTCTCATTTGCGTCTACCATATCTGCTCCGATTTCTGCGAGTCTAACAATAGTGTCTCGTATGTTCAAAGTCATTACTTTTAAATAGGGTTAAAATGTGTTTATAAAGTATTAATTAAAGAGTATTACTTGTAAAAGTTTGGATGTTCTTTGTTTGTGTGTTTTCCAAACTCTCTTAATGGTATTTGTTTACCACACTCTCTACATTTTATAGTTTGTCCTGAGTTTATTTCTTCTCTTACTATCTTCTGAAATTTCTCAGCAGTCTTGGCTCTAATCTTTACTGGATCTTCCTTTGTCTTGGTCTGTTGTTTACTTGAAGATTCTTCTTCTCCAGTACCTTTAGACTTGAAAGGTGGTCTTTCTTGACCTTTTAATTTCAAGACATCTTCTGATTTACCTTCATCTTGTTTAACTTCCTTTTGTAATTGTGAGAATCTTGACTTTAGTTTTGCTCCTTTTTCCTGTCTTTCTACAGTTGCAACATAAGCGTCTGGATCACTAATATCTGGCTTACTTGCTTTTAGGGCCTTGACTGCTGAATCATGGTCTTCGTAAGTTTTACCTAGAATTTTAACTGGCATGATTTTATCTCTGCCTTTGGTTTGCGTTTTGTTCTTCTACAGAATATTGGTGTTCTCTATCTCCAGAGGTTTTGTTTTCTGCAGGTGGGTTACTTCGTTCTCCTGTGTTTGCATTTTCTTTTGCTACAGAGTCAGAACCTGGATTATCATCACTTGTAATCTTTTGGAAAGAGGAATTAACAGTACCTTCTGCTAGTCTAACAATTTTACCAAATCGTGCTTTAACTTGTTTTGGAGTGGACATCTATAACAACTTACCCATTCTACCTTATAAGTATTAAATTGTGTCTACCACTTCAAAAGTTCCATCAGGATGAATCTTACCCCTGGATCTTTGATGGTGAGCCTTGGCTATTGCGTTGGCCTGTTCATCAGGTAATGCTTGTAAGAATGTAATATCAGTTGTTGGGAATGTTGGCTCTTGGAATCCACCTATTATTGGTGTATTTCCTGAATTTGCTAGATAGTTGTAGTAAGATTTGGCCTCTGGCTCTAGGTGTTTTGAGTGAATATCTGTAATTCCTATCATGTGGACTGGATCTTTACCGTTACCGAATTTTTGTAGTAATTCCAATGCGTCTTGTTTGTTACTTGCATTGTATACTCTATCCTCTCCTGGAATGTATGTAAATCCACCATTATGATTGATTCTACCTTCCTTCAAGGCAGTCTCATATCTTTGTTGGGCCTGTTCAAAACTTGGCATGGTTATTCTAGCAAACTTTTCTCTTATAACACTTTTCCTACTTTTACCCTGGTTTTTTGTCTTAATTAACTTCATGTTTTTAGATTTTTGATAAGTCATATTCTGCTCTCCCAAATCTGCTATTCTCTGGAAGATTTCTGCTACCTTTTGAGAAACTTCATTATCTCCAAGTTCTCGTCTAAGATTCATTTTTTCTGTACTTCTTCTATTCCTGGTGGGTGTTCTCCAGTGAGTTTTTTGTATCGGTTTCCATGTTTCAATGCGTCAGTTCTAAAGACTTCTCTAAAACCCTCATCATTTAATGATTTTGCCTCATGTTCACCTTTTACAGATTTTCTGTATTTATCTAATGATAAATTATATCTGGCTAAGATTTTATCTTTGTCAGATTCAAGATTGGTCATGGCTATTCTCTGAAATTTATCATTTATAACTTGTTTGCTACTTTTCACCTGATTATCTTGGTGAAAGTTACCATTTACTATTTCATCAGGCATTATTCCTGCCTTTTGTTCTGCGTATATGGTATGGCTTGGATCTTTTCTATTATGTTCACCATTTGGGCCAAAGTTTACAAAGTTATTCTGGCCCATAGTCTCAGTTGCCAGGGCCTTCTTTGCAGTAGGACTGTACATCTTACTATGAGTTAAAAATGCCTGTTGCTCACCTTTAGGGCCAAAACCTGACATACCACCCCTATGATGGCCATTAATATCATGGACTATTCTAAATACATCATTTGCTAACATTGGCTCATTATCTTCATCCTTGAACTCTGTCTTTTGTAACATTGGGTGGTCTGGATGTTCTTCGCCTTCTGAACCAAAACCTGACTTGGTTGGATAGTAGTGTAAATGATTGTTTTGTTCCAAGTCATTATGCATATCCTTTGATGATTTGTATGGGTTTTCACCCTTGATTTTTGATACCTTCAGGCCCTTTCCAAGTAGGTCTTTGTATTGAGAGCCAGTCTCTTTTATCAAAGCGTCATAAGATTGTTTTACTTCTGGATTACTTGGATCATGCTTCATTTTACCATAAGCGTCTGCTATTATCTTACCATGTTCTGGATTGATTTTAACATTGGGTGGTTGTTCTATTGGAATGTCTAGTTTTGCGTGTTTTTGTTTTAATCCTGTAATTAATTGAAATTTAGCAGTTATTATTCTCTGTCTATCTTTTGTTGTTGGTTTGGGTGGTCTGATTTTACTATCATTGGTTATACTTTCAAATCCTTGCATAATCTTATTCTTGGTGTCTTCCTTCCTCTGTTTTACACTTCTATTTTCTCTTCCAAATGGTACTTCATTCTTTAATGGTAATTCTGGATCATGTCTTTTGTACTTACCATATTCTCCTGTAGAGAGGTCTAATCTTTCTTTTTTTGATAAATCTTCTATACTAGCAAATCTTCCCATTAAAGCAACTCTTCTAAGTTTCTGGCCTAGTTTTATTGGACATACAACACTAGCAGTCTTGGTCTTATCTTCTTCAGTATCAATAGTTTCAAGTTCCTCTCTCTGTATTTCTTTTTTCTGTTCTGTGTTGGATGATTCAAATTTGGCTCCTTTGAATTGTACTTTACACTCGTTTAGTGTTCCAACACATGAACCCTTCATAATTGCCATTTGGGCTCCGTATGCAGGTTCAGCGTCTAATACTGCTAAATGAAGTGCTTTCCATTTTGATATGTTTCCTTCTGGCTCTCTTGGATCTAATTGGAATATACCAGGGCTACAAAATGGTGGTGGTTTCATGTGTGCATACTTGGGAAATATCTCTGCTATTGCGTTCCAATTACCATGTTCTTCTACTACATCTCGTATGATTCCAATAGCGAATTTATTTTGATGAGCAAATATTGTAGGTATGTGATTGGTTGGTATGTATGGGTGTGTAAATGTATCACCATATTCTGAATCTGCAATAAACTGTCTGGATGTTGCTACAAGTGGTTGGCCAATAAAATCTTTGATATTACTTGCTATACTATCCTGGGATACTCCCCATCCATTACCGTTAATATCCTTGGCAGTAAGTAGAAAGTACTTGACAAATTTCTTGTCTGCAGATTGTTCTTGAAGTAAACTGGCCCCCCTAAACTGGCCAACTGGCTTGAACTCAAATGAGTGGTGATGTTCCAAGTCTAGGTTACTCAATTACCTAGAACCTCTTTGTACTCATATTCTGAAGTAAAGTTAGCACCACTAACAGAGTTATTCACTGTAACTCTAAAGCCCCATAGGCCTTTTTGATCCCAAATACTGGGTGTTCCTGTGATATAATGTAATACTCCGTCTGCTCCTGGGGGATTGAATATGGCCACTCCGTCTGCGTTAGTCTTGGAGAATGTAGTACCATCAGGCCTGAGAAACGTTATAGTAAAAGTATCAAAGTTGGCAAGGTTTACAACTACTGCAGAACCTGTAGAATCATCAATAACCCTGGGCTTTAACTCAGTCTTGACATCTCCAACTGATATTTTGCCTGTAGTCATACCTTTTAAATAGTTGGATGTACTATTTATCTTCTAAATTATATGTACATCAAACTTTGGAGACTGTTGTATGTATACATCCAAGGCTGGAGTTCTTAGGATATGAACATCAAATGGTATTGGAATGTTACCTTGTTTTAGAAATACCGTATCCACTGTGTAGGTTTTAGTTGTTCTCTTTGCTGTTACGGTATCTGCAGTATAGGTTGTGTTGATTTTAACTTTCTGTAATACAATATCTGCTATGTAGATAGTAGTCAGGCCTAACTTTCTAAGTATAGTATCTACTGTGTAAGTCTTCTGATTACCTAGTTTTCTTAAAACTGTATCTGCTGTATATGTTATATTTCTACCATATTTTAGAAAAACAGAATCTGTGGTATAGGTTATAAGTCTTACCAAGTTTTTCAATACTGTATCTATGCGGTATTTCGTGTAACTTCCAATACAGTAAGCGTCAGCACAAAAAGCGTCACCTGTGTATGAACCTTGATTTGAACCTGCATATTCCAAGTTGATTTTTTTGATTATTGTATCTCCAGTATAAGTAATAGTTTTCCTCTTTGCTATGGCCACATCTCCTGTGTATGTAGTTTGTACTCTCTTTGATATGATTACATCTGCTGTATATGTTATTGCCTTGTTAATCTTCTTAATGATTGTATCTGCTGTGTAAGTAGTTAATTTGTTTATTTTTTTAAGTACTAAATCTACAGTATAATTTGTGGTTGTAAGAGTTGCTTCAGATATGTAAGCGTCTGAAGTAAATGCGTCTGCTGTGAATGAAGGCATATCAAGTTGTCTTTACTCCGTAAATTTCTATTTCAGTACCAGCAACCCAAGTTGATGTACTTGTTGCAATTGTGATACTGGATAACGGAAATCCTGAACCTGATTGATACAAACTAAGAGTTCGTTCTGTACCTGTTCCTTCACCAAATATAGATTCACCCATTATCTGACCATTAGCATGTTTTATTGTTGCATGACCTGATATGATATTTGCGCCTGTTCCAACAAGCAAAGTCCATGAGGACGCACCTGATATGTTTACTGCTGATACCGTAGTTCCATCAGAACTGATACCTTTTCCAAAATATGTTGCAGATAATCCATTGACTTTCATTAAAAGACTTAATGCCGCTGTTTCAGATCCTCTTACAACTACTACTACTTCAGAATATTTTGTATCTGTAATATCAGCTAAATTAAAAGTGAATGTAGATTCTGCAACAGCGGCCTTGTGTTTTCCTAATAATACCATAGAACCTTGGTTTGTCTGTGCAGGTTTATCATCCTGATATAATTGATATTCTTGTATTGGATCAAATTGTATAGTTTCCATTTGTATTTGATAGTTAGACGAACTTGCATTTTTACCGTTTACTGCGAATGTTATATCATGGAATCCTCTACTTATCTCAAGAGTTGATTCATATACATTATTATATGTTGCACTTGCTACATAGGTGTCCAATGCTGATACTATTGAAGTAGCACTAGAATCTAGGCCTATGTTTACCTTTCCACAATTTGTATCTTTTTTGTAAACAAATCTTACTTTGTAAAGTCCACCCTTGGAGAAAAACCTGGTGAATTTCCAAGCATTAGCAGTACCTACATTACTGGCCTGTGTTAGAAAACCATTGAATCTACATGACGTATTATTTGTGTAACCTATTGTTACTGAATCAGTAGAAGTTATTATTGCGTCTTGATCTCCTGCATTAACTGAAACTCTTACGTTCATCAGTCACTCAACCTCACAGCACGTAATCCCTGCATTATAACATAATAGTTAGACGAACTTGCATTTTTACCGTTTGCGGATATTCTAATATTATTCTTTCCTTGTTGTAATCTAACATAGACTGTTTTTATATTATTCTCAACTGCTCCACCATAACAATCTAATAGTGAAATTATCTGTGTGTTACCTATCCATACATCAACTAATGCTCTATCAATATATGTTTCGTAAATATAATCTATACGATAAAGTCCACCCTTTATGAAAATAGAACCTTCTGTATAATTGAGATTAGAGGCTGAAGATTGGAATATTTCATTATTATATATTCCTGAGCCTAGAACACCAAATACCCAGGCTGTATTGGATCTTTCATTTATTTCATCAGACAATAATAAAAAGTCACCTGAACCACCGTTTTCATGGCCCCTTCTCTTGATGAAATTAATCCATTGTAAGTTTACTGCATTACCTGAACTAGAACCATTCTTTCCATTATTCTTTATTTTGATATAATGCCTACCATCTGCAATTTTTACTCCATAGTATTTACTAACATTGTTATGAGTTGTAGAACCGTTATATGTATCTAGTCCTGAGATTATTGTGTTATCATCTATTAGAATATCCAGTTTTCCACCTGCTGTTGATTTCTCATACACTACTTGTATTTCATACTCTCCATCCTCAAATGGGGCTGTTGTGTAAGCATAATATAAATCTGAGTTTGGTGTACCGAATTTTTGGTTAAGTCTTTTGTTAGCGTCTGTTGTTGGAACAGTAAAAGTACCTGTAGAAAATCCCTCTCTTATTCCCATATTCCATACTGCAGGAACATTGTAATCTGCAGAGTTATTGATTAGTTTGAATAGGGCCAAAGAACCGTTAAAGTAACCTGCTATGGCCGCACCTGAAGTCTTGTATGCACCAATGTATAGATTCTCTCCTGCTATCGTAAGTGTGTTACTTGCTGTTACTGCAACTGAACCTATTGATATACCATCACATATAAGATAAATTATGTTTAGCGTTTTATCTACCAAAGCAGTTACAATATGCCACCTGTTGTCTTGCCATCTAGAAGCAATAGTATCAGTTACCGTATTTGTTGTGGTTCCATCCCAAATCTCAAAGGCTAATATGTTTGCGGCATTAATTCTAAATTCCCAATATGCCTTTGCCGCTACATGTGATCCATAAGAAGCCATAACTTGTAATGCTCCTGTAGTATTAGTCTTAAATGCTATAGAACCTAAGAAACTATTAGTTCCAACTTGGACTGAAGTTCCAGTTGGTAATGAAAGATATTGTGATGAAGTAGAAGCAAAATTACCCACTGTTTGTTCATAAAGTGATGATTCATCATCTACTGTTTCAGTTGCAAATGTTACAGCGTTGTTATTAGTTAATGGGCCTGAACCCACAGTTGCTGTCAAATCTGCTAAAAGGTTTAATTGAGATTCAACTGAAGTTACAAACTCATCTCCTGTGAGTCTGATTAATGGAGAACCTTGTAAACGCAAGTCAGAGTTAATTGCGTCTCTTGGTATAGCATAAGATGGATCTTGACCTCTATCCAACCCCCATTGGGCCACAGCGTCATTACCATCCCATCTAGTAGTAGAAGTCTCTACAAAGCCTGTGGCCTTCTTTGGTAACTGGGGGCCTTTCTTACCTGCCAGTTTTCTAGTTGCTACCATTTAATACCCACCTGAAATTCATATATCTTACCTTTTGGTTTTAATCCTATTAATCTTTTAATCCAGTGGAATTTTCTTGGAAACTCACCAATAGATACTGCAGACATATAGGCGTTTGTATCCAAAGTCTTTCCAAATGGCTTGTATTGAATATCTATTGTTTTCTTGATAGTAGCATATTTGTTATCTGGAATTACTCTGTAAATGTCCTTGGCCTCTTTAAATAGTATTATCTCAGCACTTGGATCTTGTTTTAGTATATTCTCAGTCAGTTCCTTGCTAAATGGCTTCCATGATACCTTGGTTACTCTACCATGTATTGCCTCTAGTTTACCAAAAAAGTTACTATTCATGTTGAGACCTTTATCAGTCCAACACTCAGGGCCTGTAATATCCTTGATTAGAATCTCTTTACCATCTGGAGTAAACTGTGATATATGATACCCTGATTCAAAGTCTACTGACCAATAAAAACACTGTTTCGTCAAATTTCATCAACACGCCAGGTTAGTGTTTCTGTTGCTTGTACTCCACTAGTTCCATCTGTGTCTACTCTAACTTGCATTACAATATGTTTTGATCTTGTTGCGGCTACAGTAATGAGTGAAGAATCTATTAATGCTGGAGAACCTGTAGTATCAGATTGTATGTTTGTAGTCTTGGTAGTCTGGCCAGAGTAGTAAGTATGTGTTGTTTCGATTGGATCACCATCAGTTCCTGCAGTACCTGTGGCCTGTTGATATGAACCATCTGGAACACCTTTGTCTCCAGAATCACGATTACCTCTAAATAAACCACCATTAGTACCAAATGTCCATCCTATAGCACCATCAGAGTAATGTCTTATATTGGATACCTGGGTGAAAGTACCACTTGGAGTAATACAAACGTTGGCCCAAAATGAATGACGTAATACTGAATCAATAATGCAAGGATTGGTTAAATCGGATGTGTTAGCGTCGTCACTTCTGAATCTTACGTTAGAAACTGTAGTCCATGTAGGCCCTGCTCCTGTACCTCTTTGAACTGCATAAGTAGCACCCATGATAATAAAGTTGTTGATTTTAGTATTTATAGTTTAGATTAGTGATTTGAACTCATTATATCAACAGTCAATGATGACACAACCCCATACCATGACAACCCGAACAAGCACCTTTCATGCAAGTTATAGTAGTCATACAACCACAACAAGGGCAAATCTTAGTATTAGAATTACCTGAAGTCGTGGCCCAAGTAGTTAAACCGTTGTTATTATCGGTCATACATGATGCTCCTGATAACAGACATAGCAACAATAATGATGTAGAGATTTCCAACCTTTCAGGCATATCTTAACTTCCATCTTGCAGAGTGGCTTCTTACAATGCCTACATTTGATTGCAGTCATATTATGAGAAAACCAAGAACTTTCTCTTAATGTTAAATCCTCACTTTCTTCTAGACTGATTGATGATTCAGACAAGGTCTATTCCTCTCATATCCGTATCAAATCCCATTCCATTAACTTCTTTCTTCCATTCTTCATATTTCTCCTTTGAAGTAAAGGCTTTCTTTAAATCTAATCTGTATTGGTAATTAGAAGTATCAACTTTGATATATCCAAGATAAATTGTCTGACCGTTCTGTACATTAGTTGTCTTATCCATTGATAAGGTAATAAAACTGGGCCTAGATAAATCTGTCTATGTTACTACTTGGATGGCCCAAAAGTCGTCTGCTAGGTTTGGATTGGTCAAGTATGCATAAGGTAGTGTAAAGTATCCCTTATTACCCCACCAAGTACCCCAGGAGTTTCTACATAAGAATCTCTGTGTACTATCATCATATCCTACTGCTAATACTGCATGGCCACCTAGAATCTTCTCATTTGGTTGTGGTAATGGAGCATTACCTGTTTGTGATACTGCTTGAGATTCAAATGATTCGTATACTGTAAATCCAAATACAAATGGAATACCATTGGCCAAACATAATTTCATAAGACTTGGTGATTTCTCATTGTATATTCTCTTGTATTGTACAGCCTTGTGTTTCAATGCGTCTATGTATTGATCAGCACCTGGCTTCCAAGTGAATTTAGAAATATCATAAGGCCATGCTGATTCGTGACATGCACCCAAAGTATTTACTGATTTGATTCCATCTCTTATCATGGCCCCTGCGTCTGAGTTGATTGAACCTTCCATAGCCCTCTCATTGTAATAGATGAAAAGTCTTGAAGGCATAAAGTCAGGTAGTCCTTGTTTCAATAAATCAAATTCAATAGCACCTGCAATAGCATTGGCAGTACAAGAACCCAGGCCACCCTGGTCATAAACAGGTGGGCATTTTGAAGATAAATCAACCTTGGATGGTAAGATTTGAACTGGCATGACATCACCAACAAACAAATGATCTCGTTGGTCAGGATTGTCTTTACGCCATCCGTACTTGTTTTCTATCTTATGTTCTGTGTTATTCCACCAATTCTTAAAGTCAGTGTAAAGGCTCATTTGTATCTCATTACCAATACACATGACGTAATAAATGCAATTATCATGGCCACTTCAGCAGTTGGAAACTCTGGAACTGGATTAAGACATTTTTGTGGTACTACTAGAGTTTCATTGTATTTGGCCTTGAATGAATCATCTTGTGAGGCCCAAGTCCATAATGCAACTGGGCAATAGTCTTGTGATGGCATACCACTTTGTTGTATGCGAACTACTGCTAATACTGAAGGATTTTGTTTAAGCAAGTCAAAGTCTGCTTGAGTTAAAACGATTGAAGAATATGTACAGCCACCTGTAGAACCTATGATTGTACCTTTGATATTACATGTGTTATTTGGAGCAATAATATCCATAGACCAATTAAGACCTGCAGTTTGATTTGGTGATAATTTCAATGGTTGTTCATATTGGAAACAAGATGTTCCATTATGCATGTAATCTATACAACTCTCATATTTTGTAGAGTTTGAAAATCCAAATGTTGGAAATTGATTTGCACTTGCAGAGTGTAAAGCACCCAATACAATTAGAATCTGACATAAAACAATAGCAGAAAATACAAGTTTCATACTATTTAGTGGTATACATTGAATATAAAAAGATTAGGGATGGCCCTAGATTGTTCCAGGAGCCTTTGGTTTTCGCAGGGTTACTGCTCTACCAATTCCACCAACAATAAATTTATCAACTATTGCTACTGTACCGAACAGACTTGCTACCACTGATATGAATATCTGTGGTGTAGTGATTTGTGGAATGGTGATAGCATTACTTGTACCTGCTACTATTGAGGAATAGACTATGATACCCAGGCCCAAGATGAGACCTAACAAAAGGTCATTTCTCAGGGCTTTAACATCAAAGCCTTTCCAATTTGGATCATTCCTATTCTTTATCCAGTCGCTGAAATAACCTGCGTTATTCCATGTTTCCCCTGCAACTACAGAGGCCAGAATAAAGAGGATGAAGTTATCCACCATTGACTTGACTGATTAGTACCCTCTAATTAACCTTCTGATAATACTCTAATTGGCCTAGAGTACCACTGTAATTTCTCATTTGGTCTAATTCACTGGCTCAGGGTTTTTCGTGTCCTCGATTTCCAGTAGCCTCTAGGGTACGGAGTAGAGCAATAGTTCTACAAACAACTATAATAAAAAAGTATTGGCCCTTCAGTTGCCAGGGCTTGAGACACCTACCAACTGAAACGGCCCAGTCTTGCTAAGTACAACGCTTTCCCTCGTTGTTGTGAGGACTATCACACCAAAACAGTATGTGAGGTGAGATGGTATGATAGCCCCATCAAAGTAGTATACAAAGGCCTGATTAAAAAAGATTGTGGTTTTTTCCTCTGCCTGACACTCCTATGCGAAGCGTGAGGTCTATGAGGTATTGGATTGTACCACCAACCTATTAAATGCCTCGACAGTGGGCTCCGCATGTTGCAGAGTCACCACCTCTTATTGGTCGTTCTGAGACGACAGGCCAAGAGATTTGAGCAAATGACCATTTTCCATTCTGACCTATGGACAGGCTGTGAATCCTCTTTTGGCCATTGGTTGATATTCACTACGCCCAATTACTAAACTATTCAGAGTCAGTCCAAATAGTGGCCTTAGCATAATGTATTACGATAGACTAGAATAAAAAGATGTCGAGGGGTTATGGCTTGTCACTTATCCTAGGTTGTGAGGCCTCGAAGCGTTACACCCCTAAATCGCTTGATAGTAATTAGTTATAGTTAAATAAAAAGATAGTGGTGCGTTCAGAATAGATGATAAATCACCTATTCCTCTTGTAGGGCCTAACACTTGGCCAGGCAGGTTCACCATTTGGGCTTTAGTTCGGAATAGACGGCACTTACCATGTCCTGAGACGGTAATATCGCTACGATTGCCCCTAACCTATATTGTAATTGTTTTGGTAGAATATTAACTTAATGCCACATACTCTTTAGTGTAGCAACTGCAGACACTACACCACCAAGGCCTGAAAATACTATGGTGATAAACTTGTACTTGCTAGTTTCGTTCTTTACTCTTGTGGATATTTCTGACTTTACTTCTTGTTCAGTCATTACCTGTCTATTGCATAAATCATTTATCTTGTCACCTTGAACATCTACCTTGTCACGAATATACTTAATATCATCCTGTTGCTTGTTTATGGCCTGTAGTAGTAAGGCTATATCAGTATCCATTACTTCTTCTTACTCCTTGCAGTCTTTTGTGGTTCAGGTTTAGGTAATTTACCCCAGGGTGATACTGTAGTAGATAGTTGTCCATCCTTAGTTGGCCACATGTTAATTTGTACTGGGGATTGCCAGTCAGGTCTCCATCTGTTCAAGTTTGGATCTGTATCCTGGCCCTTTGATAGTGTATCCTTGTTAAGTTCTTCTACACCCAAGAACTCTCTCATACCACTTTCATCTATTATGCCTGTTGCTACCATATCCTTCATCTCATTGTATAGTGCAGGATCAATCATGGTAAACAATTTAGGCTTGTTGAACTTGTGTTTGATTTTAATTGGTAGTTTGTTTGTATCATCTACCTGGAATAATATCTGTAGTATTCTATCATAGAGTTGTGATTCTATTACACGTTCTAGTATGATTCTCTCTGGCCTGATTTCTGTATTGATGTACATATCAATCTCTTCTATGTTTGAGTTACCTGATAATGAGCCAATATCTCCTTCTGATAACATAAAGCCTGGAATACCAAAGGCTGTGATTATAGATTTAATCAGGCCTGTTCTAATTGTTTCAAGGCCACCTACATCTGCATGTGCGTTATCACCTGATAGTACAGTGATACCTACTTCATCCTTGTTACTTGGGCCAGTGACTGCAACTGCTCTACCTTCTGATTCATTGGCCTGGTTTGCAAATTGTGTTAGTATTGATTGTTCATTACCAAATTCTTGTGGTGGTATTGGTACTGAATAAATTGGTGGTTTGTACCATGCTGACTTGGCCGTATTGGGATAATCCTGATTGAGTATAACGTTTAGTGTGTTGGCAATATCTGATATTCTGGCCACTTTGGAATCTCCATAGTAATCAGAGAATAATTCATTGTTGAATCCATGCATGATATACAACATACGTTCTGCGTCTATTGCTGAACTGTTTTCTTCAGTATAGGCCCCAACTACTTGACATCCTTTTAGTTCTGCAGTATTATCATCAATTAGTGGCCTAATGGTAAACTCTGGCCTGATTAGTCTGATACCTCTTGGGATTTGCCATCTTACTGTTTTTGTTTTGTCTGGATCTTTATCCAATGGTGTGATAGCAAGTACACATCTTCCTTGTTCCAGGGCCAGGAAATATGCATTGAAAACATTATTCTGCAAGTCTAAATCCATACAGAGTTTGTCTACCCAGTCCTTGATTTGCTCTGGAGTAAATTCTTTATCATCCCAATATGGTACAGGTAGTCTAGTAGATTGGGCCCACATCTCTTCCTGGTCTTCAGGTAGTTCTTCTTCTTTACGTGGTACTACACTTGTAGTATATCCCTGACCTGCTACCATGGTAGTGTGGATACGACATCCTCTATAGACGTATGAATTATCCATAGCACTTCTAAAGTCTTTTCTTTCAGAGTATGTATATGGATCTACTGGAGCAAATACTTGAATACCTTGAAAATCCATTGATTGGCCATCCATCTTACGCCAGTTGTTCGTGACATATTTACGAGTAGTGCTACGAGTGGATACTGCGAACTTGGGTGTTGCATAATCCTTTTTTGCTAGTTTTTGACCATTATCGGCAATTAAAACAGGTTTAGAGGCTCTTTCCTTGCGAGTTTTGACTTGGCCCATAACATAGTATAGCCTTGGCTACGTTATTAAAGATTAAATAAAAAGAGTTAGACTGTAGGAAGTTGTTGGCTGTACAGTCTAGTTAGTCTTTGTTCTATATCAATCCCTGCAGGTATATCATATTTTGCAGGGCCAACATAAAATGGAAATATTCTACCATTCATACAACATCATAACAGGTATGTTATATAACAACTATGTTATGTTTAACCCTAGTAATAGTAGTAAAAATCGCCTTCCCTGGAGTGTACTGTCCAGGGTAAGACTTGGAGTCTTTGAGTCTCGGCACTCCCTATTCCATACCACCTCTCGACAAAGGGTGGGCGTACTAAGTAATAGAAATAAGAAGAATAAAAAGGTTGTGAACTACTGTAATTGTACAGCATGTTCTACATTTGTTGCAACTAGACCTTTATCCAGGTCTAGTTGATGTTGTCCAAATGGGCCTTGATACCCACATTCACAAAATATGAGATCAGTCCATTTCCATGTATCTATTTGAGACATGTTTTAGTATTGGCCAGGGCCATAGATATAGCCTTCTAATATCATGTTAAGTGCCACTAAAAGTAACATCATCTTCTTCCAGGAATTGTAGTATCTTACATGATAATCATACATTAACAGTCACTGGATCTAGTTCATATTCTTCTAGGAACTGTATTCCACCCTTCTGTTTATCTTGTAGTTCCTGTCTAAGTTGGTCTGCTTTCTGTTTGTTTGTATAAACTGCAACTATCTCTACTTGTGTATTTCCAAAGCCTTGAGAGGCCCATCCCACTATGTAGATTTGTGTCATATATCCTTCATATCCTTTTCCAACTGCTTCTCTATATCTCTTTCTGTCTGAGGCTTTTTAGATACTACCATCATGGGCCTTGGGAAGTTATGGATATACCTACTGGCCACTTTGACTGCATAACACATGGCCCAAAACCTATCATCATGGAATCCACTTGGATGTCTATATGTGATATTACCTGCCTCTGTAATTACCTTCTCCTGCTCCATTATCTCCTGGTATAGCCTGGGTGTATGAATTATGAGTTTCTTCTTGTTGAATAACCCCTTTACTAGGCCTATCATGTCTTGTTTGTTCTGCATGGATGATACTATAGGTACTAGTGGTAATTCTCTTGAGAACATCTTGACTACCTCACCTGAGCCTAGCCTATCAAAACCTATTGCGTTCATACGTTCATGTCGTTGGATCTTTAGCAAGTCTTCTGCTATATCATTGTAATCCACATGTGGCCAGGTCTTATTGCCTATCTCTTCAAATATACCATTCTCTAGTTTGAGTACACATAGGGCCATATTATCGACACGATTTGCAACGTCGAGCCCACCAAACTTAACTAGTATTGTCATCTGGCTTACCTCTTACAAAAATATCCAATAGTTCTTTACAACATGAACCACATATACAGTCATTATCTAATGGTTCATGTTCTTTGATTTCGTAGTAATCATCAGTTTTGATATACCATCACACTCAGTTGATGTAACTAGCCTCGTTCCTTCTTTTATTTCTTTCTGCTTGTAGTTCCCCTTCTATGGCCTGTAGTTCTGCAGTTACTTGGCCTACTGCTTCAGGTACTATCTTATTGATGAAGGTTCTTGTATTAATTAATCCTACTATGGTGTCTATTTCGTTGTATGTTAGATGATTTGAATATAACTCTGTTATAATCTTGATTAGTATTGGTTCTACCTTCTCATTCCACCTTATTTGAGGTACTAGTGGCATACCTGGGATAATTCCTTGGCCTGATATGTTGATTGATTCCTTTAGTTTTTGCTTCTTGGTCTTTTTAGTTGTGGATTCTAGTGATTTCTTAACTGGGTTCTTCATGGTTAGTTCTTTTGTTTGGTGTTATTTATGTTTTGTATACCACATACTGCACATCCTGGCTCACCATCTTCATCTATCTTTGAGCCTTTACACTTCCAGCATGATTCTTTAATTATTTCTTTCATATTCATCCATGATAAAATCTGTAGAACATCTATAATGAGTAAATCTTATTCTTTCTCCTGTTTTATCATCATATTCATAAACTGCAACAGTACCACCCAAGAACTCATGTACTATCTTCATTAATGTACACCTTGGTAATACTCGTCTATAAGGTTTACTACATTCTCTGGCCAGTGTTCTTTTGGTAAACCTATCAGTTTAGAGTTATTGTGATCTATTACTGTTAATCCCAGTGATAGGCACTCGTATGCAGTCTTGGATAGTTCTGTCATTGTTTCTCCTAGTACTACCTTCTTATCGTTATACTCTCTGAACCGTCTATAGTAATCTGGAGTATCTTTATATTGTAATGGGATACCACTTATCATATTCCTTGTAAGTGGTAACATATCCCTAAATCCAATAGGCCCATAAGAGAATAACTCTGTATCTACTATTGTAGGTATGTAAAATGCAGTCTCTGGAAGGTATTTGGCCAAGTCTTTAGTAGCATAGAATATACCGTCTACTAGTTTGTTTGCATATTCGTTTAGTGGGTTGGTTCTCAGGTCTGAACCATGATAGTGTATGAATACCTTTTTGTTTGGGTATAACGTCTTGATGGTTGTTGCTATTTCATGTACAGAGTGACAGTGTATTAGGTCATAGTTGTAGGCCTGGTCTACTGCAAAATCATCAAATTCTGTACCACCAAAGTCAGTCCTTGTTTCGTTATAGTATTCCAGGAATCCATACTGATCATTACGTTTTGGCTTGATTACCTGTACTTCATGTCCTAGTCTTCTCTGCCACTTGGCTATGATACATGCCACACCTGCCTGATCCCATACATGTAGTATCTTCATTCTAACCACTTCTGTTACTCTGTTAACGAGAACTTAGAATCTTACACTTTGTAACCGTATGATTAGCAGATATACAATGATTGTTAGCGTCTTCTTGGTCTGTACCTTTGTAAGGACAATGAGGATCATCACAGATCCAAATTAAAGTCTTAACGTTCATTTCCTTTTGTAATCAAACGTGATGCCTCTGGAAGCAATTAAAACAGCAGTAATGGAACATAGTTTTCCAAGACTTCTTACAGATTTTAACCTCTGTTTTACATAGCGGATTCTTACAATGTTTGCACTTGATTTCAGTCATATTGATGGAATACCAAGAACTTTCCTTGAGAGTTAAGTCATCATCTTCTAAACACTGCGATTCTTTTGTCGTCAAAGTATATCACATTCCCTTGAATCTTGATAAAGACAATTCTTACAAAGAATACATCCACAACCATTTCTATATTTTTCATGTATTAGACAATACTTTCTCCTATACCAAGGATTGGCAGGTTTATCCCACCATTGGGTTTCAGTTTTGAAGTTACTTTGAATAATCATCTCAACCCATCCTCTCTCATGTCCTCGGGATAAAAGTCACCAAGTTGTTCATTACCTGTTGCAGTAACCTTGCCGTTTAATCTTGCTTTTAGAACCATAATCAAATCCTTGACTTGTTTTTCTGTTAATGTAATGTAGTCATTTCTAGTTGTAAGTTGTACTGCCTTCCCATCTCCATAAGGCCAGTAACCCCAATAGATACAATTGAATAATCTATAACCATCACCACCTAGTGCAATTCTTTCATAAAATATCCAATCTAGTATCTTTTGGATATTGATTCCATGTAACTTATGTTGACATTCTGGATTATTTGTTGGCATATCTACATGTATTTTGGCTTCTTAGTTAAATGTTTCGCACATTGTTTAAGTGGTACTCCATCAGGTCTCCAGATACACCCACATGTGTAATACATGCTTCCAGTTATAGATACTATTGGTGGATATTCTGCGTTGATGGCCTGTTCAATGTATTTCTTTTTGATTTTGAATCTCTCTATTGGTACATTCCTATCCTGGTATCTAGTCATTTTATCATCCCTTTCCTTTGGTCTTAGTGTATCATCACAATGTATGGTAATTCCTTCTACTATTGGGGCTTGGTCAAAGGCTATCAATTCATTCATGTAGAAATAGAACCAATGTACATCCTTACAGGTTACAAACATTGGATTGATTACTAGTCTTGGATTATGGCTCTCCCATTTGTTGTATTTCCCAGTTGGGTTATGCTCTTCCAAGGCTACCTGGGCCAATGGTTCTGATATTGGTATAGTTAGTTTGTTTATGTTACCTTCCAAGTATTCGTCAGCCCCTACTATCAAACATGCGTCAAAACCTAGTTTTCCTGCAGTATGGAAGGCCAGATTATTCTTTACTGGCATGAAGTTGAATCCAGTATCTAGTAGTATGGTATTGTCGTATGACTGTATGATCTCTCTAGTTCCATCATCTGACTTGTCTTTACCATCATGCTCGAATAATGGGAATGGCCCATCTATTGTTATTACCTTCTTTACTTCCCAATTCTTGAATGAATCTAATGCTCTTATTAGGTGTGGGCCCATCTCCTGGAATACAGGCATGTATACACAAACATCAGCATTATATTTGTAGTTCATTTTAATCTACTCAAACATTTTGCCATGTCTCCAGGGCCATGATCTTCTAATGGTTCCTCACAGTATGGACATAGTTGTGCTGAAGCCAATTTATTGATTCTCCTGTACTTCACTTGGTTTTAGTGGTCTGAATATATGTAAGTGTGGTGATATACAATAACTCCAACATCTAGCACACCACATTACTTTTGGTTTGATTCTACTACCCAAGATTAATCCACCCTGTAAAATAATTCACTATTAGATATAAAGTAAAGAAAAATGGTATGCCAGGAAGGATACACCATTTATCTCGTATGTTTCCAAAAAATATTAGACCTGATAAAACAAGAACAAAAACTCCTGTTATCCAGTAAATGGCCATATTTACAGCGTCTGCACTAATTGTAATCATGTTACTATCCTCTTAATTTCAAAGCACTCTGCCATTGGTTTATGAACCTGATTACCTCTATGAGTAACCAATGCGTCAAAATATCTATCATCAAAGTATCTACGTCTCTTCTGGCTATGATAATGTGATAATGCTTTCTTTTTAATTGTAAAGTCCTCTTCTGATATTTCATTCCACATGTAGGGGCCTTGCATACGCTGACCTGAGTGTATGTCTTCAAAACAGAAGACAGTCTTGTCAAACATTATATCCTCTACTATCTGGCCTATTACTCTATGGTCTTGGTGCATTGATGTATTAGAGTGTGTGAAGAACACATCAAACTTGTCTCTAAGAAGGAATAGATTATCTCTTATTGCTCCAATGTCTCTATCAAAATATCTAGTTGTTTCAGACATCATTATTGGCTCTATTCCATACTCATGTAATGAGTTTCTACACTCTGATACTGTATCCCATTCTGGATTGGTAGTATAGGAGTTGGACATGATTATAACTTCTGGATGTAGGTCTTTAATTTGATTCAAAGTACCCCCCATTCCCAATTCAACATCATCAGTGTGTGCTCCAATTATGCAGATTCTTTTACCTTCTAGTATTGGTTTAATCATCTATTATCTCCTGTACCTTCTGTGCTAAAACCTTTGCTTTTTGTAGTGGTAAATTACACTTGATTAGTAGGTTATAGTATATATGGGCCTCTCCTGCTCTAAATGAGAAGATTGGTACTACATCATTCATGGGTGTAACTCCATTATTATAAATCTCCATTCATTAGAAAATTCAATATCTAGTTTGTTATGAAGGTAATCTTTGGTCTGATATAACCAAGTTAGATTTATTCTATTCATTTGGAGCAAAACCACACTTATCGCAGTACCACTTGGTAGTCAAATCAGGTCTAAGAGTATATTCACAGTCAGGACATAACTGTAGACTCTGAAGATACTCTCTATATTGTTTGATTAGTTCTAATAGGCTTCTGTTTGGTATATTGAATAGATCAAATTCTACATTATTGAATCTCATGGAATTTACTATGAACTGGCCTAGTCGTTGGTAATCAGTCATTTAACAAAACAACTCCATATCTACTATCTCGGTATCTAGTCTTATTCCACTGTCTTTACTATCAACTTCTCGTTTGAACCAACCCCACCAACAGTCTGAGTTTTCTTCTTTTAGAGTTTTAACTATGTCTTCTGCTTGTTGTTGAGTACTAAAAATGTTATTTATCCATACATTAGGCTCTGGATCTGTTAGATCAATCCAACATCCCATCACAATAAACACTTCAGTCAAAACTATCTCTCCTGGAGAATGGATGTCCTAGTAATAGGTGTCCATCCTCGTCTACATGTTCTGTACATGTCTTGTCACATGCAAAGCAAAGTTCTGTTTTCATATTGGTTCCTTTTCCTTTGGTGGTGATAGTCTGTCTGCTCTTTCTAGTAGTTTTCTTGCCTTGGTTATGTGCCAGTGTGCCTTTTCTCTCAATTCGTTTGCTTTATCTTGTTGTCTACTCAATTAAATCAATCCTAAATAAATGTACGAGGTTTCTTACTGCAGTAATACAATAATATATACCAATAGAAACTAATGTGAACTCTGCAAATGGTAGTAAATCTTCTATCATACCTTACCTCTGAAAATATCATCTAGTATACTTAAAGATTGTGGTGGTTGTGGTTGTAGCCATTCTATTGTAATTCCTGCATTGTCAAAGTCTAATGTGTTAAGGTATTTTCTACCACTTGGGCCTGATATATAGTGTGTTGCTCCAAGTCTCTCACAAATGTCTAGTATCTTGTCTGATCCTTTCAAGTGACCATTTTCAAATGATGTACTAAATGTTGTGTTGGTTTTAATTTGTAAAATATCACATATTTCTCTTATCCATGCAAGGTTTATTCCTATTAGATTCTTCCAGGCATAATTGTAGATTCTGAATATCTTATCATAGTGTTTACAGTAATTCTCTAATGTTGGTTCATTACCATATACTGAAGTTAATTTCTGCAAGTGTTTATTTCTCCAGTTTACATCATCATAACTTATCTCAACATCTTTGATTAGAGTGTCATGTTTTCTATGTACTGGGATAGTAAGCCATTCATCATGTGTTATTCTATTACGGTTTGTATATCCATTCTTTTCATACTGCACATCATCTAGTAATACAAAATAGTCACATTGTTTCATTTTGTCAAAGAAGGCCCTGGAAGGTATGTAATTTGGTTGGTGTATACCTACTTTAACTGTCATTTTGTTTTTCCTCTGTTTCACATATAAATTCAGATTTTGTTACATTATCTTCCTTGTACATACAGCCCTTGGATCTCTCTACTGTCAAGGCCTTTGATATAGCATGACCTGGATGGTCTGCTGTTACATGTACATATCCACTATCCTTACCAAGCCAGTGAAAACTAACCTTATAGACTTTCATTTCTTTTTCTGTTTCCTCATTGAAAGTAATTCACTAATGTTTAATTCTGTTGATAATCTTTGGTGTGGTGCTAGTTCTAGTTGTAATGTTGCTTTAATTTCTAATGTTTGTGCGTCAAACCAAAAACCAATAATTTCTACTGTAATCTCCTTCTTCATTATGTTAGGTCTCCACGAATGACTTTATTAATCTATCTAATTTCTGTGGGTTGTTTTCATACATCTTTATCAATAATTTTACATTACGGTATATCCCAGTAGCATTATCAGTCTTACCACATGCTAGGGCCAAGTCTTGTGAAGTACTAGTCATTTATAACACCTAACAATATGGTCTACACTCCAAAGTCATTAGATAGTAGCCTAATAAAAATAAAGATATTACACCCATTAGGAAATAAATGTCTGTTTTTGTGAATTTCTTACTTGCTGTTATTGACAAGCCCCAAAAGAACAGAACCACTATACCCAAAAACATTACACCTGCACCTAAAGGTAGATTAGTCATTTCTCTTCTTGGTGTCCATAGTTTGCTAGTAATAGTTCTGGATATTTTTCTAGTAGTGATTTCATTAATGAATCATCTTGATCTAGTATTTCTTGTAGTGATTTCTTCAATATATC